CTTAAGATCGTCTGTGCTATGCACGCGCGGGTTCGAACCCCGCTCTCAGCATATCGCACTCATAGCTCAGTGGTAGAGCGCAAGCTTAGTAAGCTTGAGGTCAGGGGTTCGAAACCCTTTGAGTGCATTTTTAAATGTGATACCCACATTTAAAAATGTAAATACTTAAGGATTATATAAGTATGATAATAAATGGAATTCATATACGAATGTGATGATGTATTCTCAGTTGATTTTTGTAATCGTGTTATAGATAAGTTTGAAAAGAGTCCTTTAAAAAGAACTGGGACTACCGGATTCGCGACTATAAATAAAAAAAAGAAAAGTACAGATATAAGAATATACGGTGAACCTGAATGGGTAGAGGAAGAAAAGTATTTTCATGATATGATACGAAAAGCTATGAAAAAGTATGAAACTTTTCTATTAAAAATGAATGTTGACGACGAAGTGAAGAAACAGATGTCTGGTATGTTAATGAATTCTCATATACATCCTCCACAAATTCAAAGAACCAAACCTGGTCAGTACTATCGATGGCATCATGATAAAAAATACCCCCCAGATTGGTCACTTTTCACTTATATAATTTACTTAAACGACGTTGAAAAGGATTCAGGTGGAACTACTGATTTTAGTTGTGGAAAAATCATACAACCAAAAGCAGGAAAAATTATATTTTTTCCTTGTACATGGACTTATTATCATTGCGGAACGACTCTCGAAAAAGGTGTTAAATATATTGCAACAAATGGATTAATGATAAAACCTATAAGAGAAATTTCATTATCTCGACGAGAAAAGGAGCAGCTAAATAAACCAGATTTTCCATTTATAATTTCGTCTAAATGATATAAAAAGAATATTGTCTAATCACAAAATGAATAAGGACCGTCGTGCTGTCGTTATTCATGATGTGGCGTCTTTACTGTTTCTCGCGCCATTCTCGGCATTATGTGTGGCTGATGTATTTTTTAGCTATAAAGTGTACCCTATGTTTCTAACACATGCTCTCACTACGTACATGTCGTATGATCTCATGTGGATAATTCTTCAGCCGAAAGTTATACACACTTTTAGAAATTTAATCATACTTCATCATTTAGTATGTCTTCTAGCTCTTCTTAGACCTCTTATGCACCCCGAAGAGGCTTTTATACTTAGTTTTGCAGGTCTAGTTGAAATTGATACATCTTTATTAACCATTCGAAGACTTACTCCTAGAGATAGTTATTTTTACCCAACGATAGACCAGATGTACCATGCATCTAATGTAATCATTCGAGCTGGTTATGAGACCTGTATGACGTTGTTACTATGGGTATTATATGCACGTGAGAGTATGTATACGAAATTACACGTTCTTGGATGTCAGTATTTCATAAACATATTTAGTTGTGGTATTTGTGCACTCACTTTTTCGAAGAGGAACCCCGCTTTGAAGGAGATTTAGTTTTTGGAATTGTGACTGGTCCATTGAAATTTTTTAATAGATTATTGTTATTTTTCTGATTGTACTTGAAATTTTTGGGAGCGTAGCCACCTTCACTCTGTCGCATAAAGTAGCCTCGAAGCATTTCGTTACTATTGTTATACATCTTATCATACTTTAAGATTTAAATCTATGATACAAGTAGTATGCAAATATTCGTGAAAACACTTACTGGAAAAACTATCACTCTTGAGGTTGAATCCTCTGACACTATCGATAACATCAAGGCTAAAATTCAAGATAAGGAAGGAATCCCTCCCGACCAGCAGCGACTCATCTTCGCTGGGAAGCAGCTCGAGGATGGACGCACCCTAGCTGATTACAATATTCAAAAGGAGTCTACTCTACACCTAGTTCTGCGACTTCGTGGAGGGGCAAAGGAAAAGCCCAAGCCCAAGCGTAAGCCTAACGCATACATGAACTTTGTCAAGAAGATACGACCCGAGGTTGTGAAAGAGAACCCAGATCTCAGTTTCACTGACATTGGTAAGAGGTTGGGTGAGATGTGGAGAGCTCTTACAGACGAAGAGAAAAAGAAGTATTCTTTATGATATATGAAAAGGAACTTGTTCTACTTTTCTAGTAGTATCTGTAGAGTTGAAACTTATATTACCACTAATACTAATTCTATCTTTATCACTTGTATAAAATGGATAAACATGATGAATTAAATCACTAGGAAACAAACAACAATACCCATTCATACTGGGTGATAATTTAATAAAATAATCAGACACTGCTCTACTTACATCATCAGAATACACGAAGCTAAAGTTACCCCCGGGTGAATCTTTGCAATTACTTTCCGCAAAATTTAATTTACTTTCATCTTTATAATCATAAGGAATGTCCATCCATATTACAAAAGAGAATACACCTGTATGGTTATGTAAAGGTTGAAACTCACCTTTCTTTTGAAAATTCACCCAAAAATTTCTTAAATATGGTTCTAACTGAGCGTCATTTTTATTCTCAATTTTTTTATAGACACGATGAATTTCGTTTTCAATTTCTGAATCCGAATTGTATAATTTATCAAGTATATTTTGAATAATTAAATTTTGTGGATCCTCGAGTTTGTATGAATGAGATATGTGACCTGCTAATGCATTCTTCAAAGAAATCTTCTTTCTTTTTGCTACATCAATACGTTCCCATAGATAGTCAATCATTGGTTGTGATAATTTAAATAAATGTGCTGTAGTTGATGGACCTAGATAAAGACGTTTAATATCATTTTCATCACTCATTTATTATCAATACCCTCTAAACTTTAAATTAAAAAGCTTAAGGGGAACATACGAAAGATGAATAGATGCCTCTCGGAGTCAAAAAGCTCTGTTACGATGCTCGTCTGCCTACTCGTGGTTCTGATGGTGCTGTGGGATATGATTTATATAGCTCCGAAGATGCGACTGTACCGTGTCAAGCGGGGCGAGCTTTAGTCGGGACTGGTATTGCTCTTTCCATACCCGATGGTTTGTATGGTCGGGTAGCCCCTCGTTCTGGTCTAGCTGTGAAGCACTGTATCAATGTTGGTGCGGGTGTTATTGATCCCGATTATACCGGTGAAGTCAAGGTCGTCCTATTTAATCATGGCACGGAAGACTTTGAAATCAAGAAGGGTGATCGTATCGCTCAACTTATTTTGGAAAGGTGTGATACACCTATGATTAAGGAAATTGGTCTACTCGATGAGACACTCAGGGGTGATGGAGGCTTTGGATCTACAGGTTAATAAGGTCATCTTTACAGTACCATAAGTCCTCTGGTCTAGGCATAAAAAGTATACCATGACTCATGACCATAGATAACTTTGCTTTGTTTACATTCGGGTAAGACCATAGTATCCACCTTTCCCAATATTCGGCCCGGAAGAAATCTTCCCAATCTTCTTTAGAACTTTCTCTGATTTTCAACATTTCTTTCTGTATCTCATACGGATTCGTCTCTATTCGCAGCTCCTTAGGAATGATAGCACCTTTCCTAAGAAGTTGTGCACGCATAAGTCTTGGATTACCATGGTCTGGGTAGTGCTGAAAACCCTTCTCACCAAAATCAATACTTCGTTTATTTGGTAACGTGACTCTATATTTATGTGTAATAGAAGGACTTGGTTGTAATACGACGTGCATATAATTAAAGGATTGAATAAAAAATAAAGTATGGGACGCGATATAATCGATGTATATTTGATATGAAAAACTTATTTACACCCGAGACGACCTTTCATTAAAAGATATAAGGAAATAAAGTATTGTAATGTTATGACTGACTATATTATAGAATTTGAAAATCAATTTCCAGATGATTTTTGTGATAACCTTATAAATATTTGTAATACTAATTACAAGGTGGGTACAGGTCATAACTTCATGTCATCGCGGAATAACATCAATACAGATATGTTGAAAAAATTTAAAACAAGTGAAGATATATTTTTGAATCATGAAGATATGGCATTCAGTAAAACATATCATCATATAATGAAGAAAGTTAAATCCAAATACTCAGATATTTTAATTGAAAAAAATTTAGATAGAGAGTCTGCTTTAGGAATTCCTATGATGCAAGATTTAATTAATAATTCTGAACAATCAGATGTAGTAATTCAAAGAAGTATAGTTGGTCAACAATATAATTGGCACTCGGATTTTGTACACCCGAAATTAGACGGGCTCGGCGGCGGCGTGAGAATTCTCACATGTATATTATATTTAAATGATATGGAGGATGATGCGGGTGGTTGTACCGAATTTACATGTGGTAGAATTGTAAAACCAAAGAAAGGCAAAGTTTTGATTTTTCCTTCAACTATACAATATTTACATAGAGGTACTATAGTAAAAAAGGGTTCTAAATATATAATAACAACATTTAGCTTTATTGATGAGAAACCTCAATTACCATTTAAAATTAGCTATAATTAAAAGATAAAGAATTAAAACCACAAAAAAACATGCTTGAATACACGTCATATGACGGTATTAAAATACAAGTTGGTCAGAGTGCAAAAGAAAATGACCAACTGACAATGACGAGTGACTCCAAACACTGGTGGATGCATGTAGCCGGTTGCCCGGGTGCACATGTTGTAGTGTGCTACGAAGGAGACCAACTACCCAGAGAGACGAAAAGGGATGCTGCAGTTCTTGCAGTCTATCACAGTAAGGTACCAAAGACAAAGATGTCACCGGTTGATCTTGTTAGACTTGACCAAATATCAAAGTATCAAAAGTCAACTCATGGATTGGTAAATTTGGAAGGTGAAGTTATGCAACTCACAGTTTTCATGAATAAGGAAAAATCGAGAATTAATCGATTAAAGACTTGATGGTTATTATTTAATATGATTGACGTATATGATTACTCCATTGTTGAAATCGATGATATGATGCCAAAAGAAAAGTGTAAACAAATCATACAAAAGTTTGAAAAGGATTCCGGAAAATACAGTGGCAAAACAACTGGTGGTGTGAATCCAAAGTTGAAAGTTACAACCGATCTGGTTATTTTTGGGTCTGAATGGAAAAATGAATTTGATTGTGTAATGGACGTTATAGGATCATCTATGTGTGAGTATATGAAGCGTATATCTAAAATTGATAAAACAAGAAAAAATAATAATATTGGTGAACTAGTTAATTGTATTATGCATACAGACTTTACCAACCCTATAATTCAAAAAACAAGTGCTAATGTTGGATTTTTTGGTTGGCATACAGATTTTAATCTATATAACGAACGTATATTAGCTATAATTCTATACCTAAATGATGTAAAGGAAGAAGATGGTGGTTCAACAGAATTTAATTCTGGGAGAAAGATTCAACCTAAAATTGGTAAAGTATTAATATTTCCTGCAGATTTATTACATTTACATAAAGGAAATATGTTAACAAATGGTAGTAAATATATTGTTACTTCTTTCTCTAAACTGAAAGACCAAGATAATCAATGTTTTTTTATATAGATTAAAGATTGTATACTTTTTATTTTAAATGGATGTATACGATCGTACAATTTTAGAATTAAGAAATACGTGTTCAACTGACTTCTGTAAAGATGTTATAGATAGGTTTGAAAAGGATTCGAGAAAACACCGTGGTCTCACAGCTGATGGTGTGAAATTAAACGTTAAAGTTTCAACCGATCTCGCATTTAGAAGGGATGATTATAAGTTTGGTGATATATGTGACAAGATTTGTAAGGATATATTTGGGTTAGGTCTAGTCAAATATATGAAACGCATATCAAAAATAGATAGATCTCGAGAAACAGGATCGCGAGGATGTATTTCAGAATGGATAATAGATCAAGTACATATTACATGCCCTGTTATTCAGAGAACTGACGAAGGGGGTTTTTTCGATTGGCATACTGATTATAGTCCCGGTCAGAATAGGATATTAGGTGGAATTCTATACCTAAATGATGTAAAGGAAGAAGATGGTGGTTCAACAGAATTTAATTCCGGGAGAAAGATTCAACCAGAGGCTGGAAAACTTATCATATTTCCGAGTGATTTAACACATTTACATAGAGGAAATGTGTTAAAACATGGTAGTAAATATATTGCTACTGTCTTCTTTCATATACCGAACCCATCGAGGACGAACCCGTCACCTTTTATACCACCTTTCACATTTTCTTGATAACTGATATTAAATAAGGTTATTAATAATTCTAGACACTTGACTAATTGTGGGTACAGAAACACCAATCTTCTCTTGCATGACTCTCTTGTTCAGTTCAGGTTCAACATTTGAATGTATGAATCCTGCAGCGATAGTTTTTGCGTGCCTGGACATGAGCGCGGTGGGGATATTGCGGATAAATTTCAAAAATTCAAGCCCAAAATAATAGTCAAGAATATCAAGAGTTTCAACCATCGATAGGGTGTGTTTCCAAATATTTTGTTGATAAGGTGTCAGTTTCGAAACTTCGCGGTCACACTTCTCAAAATCGAGATAGGCAGAGGGTGAGTAGTTCCAAAGACGTCCGCACCAGTGTCCCGGCGTGAAAAAAGAGGCGGCGGCGCGTTTCTTGTCCATGAGAGCCTTGGCGGTGGCGGCACGTTTCTTGTCCCTGAAAGCCTTGGTGGTGGCGCGCCTCTTCTCCATCAAGTCATTACGAAATGTTGTTTTTGAAGTCGTTTCAAGTTTAGCAACTTTTTTTTTCAGTTTTCTACATTTCTTTTTCAACTTTTGATTCTGCAATACAAGTTCGGTGACACCAGATTTCACCTTGCGAACAGAATCAAGAGTTGGAGTTTTCGTTTTCACCATGTTGGATGTTTTGAAGATACTTTTTCAATATTTACATACGACTTAGGTTTGGTTTAGTTACCGAACGCGACACCGGCCATACCATCCTTGATACGAAGGATGTTATAGTTGACCGCGTAGACCCGATGAAGAGCGTTACCACCCGATGGGTTGGTCAGGCTGAGTTTGGCGTTGTCGATGCGACTGAAGTTTAGTGTACCTGTGGGCTGCATCTTGCTGAGGTTGATGCAGAATGGCCATGTGTAAGTGGGTAAATCCTCGAGAACATCATCGGGAAGATCTGTGCTGTGCATTTCTGGTACGACTGTGTGGTGGTACATAGCCGAAGTTTCTTCGAATAGAGCTGTACCGTTGATGTAAAGGGTAGCCTTATCGAAAGTGAAGGCTGTGTCCCAATCGGCACCCGCGGTAGTGTTACCAGATACAAGGTGGAGAGACTTGACGGGGTGGTTGAAATAACTGATATCAATATCAGTATCCTCCTTGGCAGCGAGTTGGTGCTGAGTTTGGGTGATCAGAATCTCATGCTGAGTATCAGTGAAGTACTTACGCTCATCTGTGTCTAAATACACATAGTTACCCCAAATCTTGGGACTACCGACGGGTGTGTAACCGTCCCTGCACTTAATGCGAATCTCGACA